TTATTAGTCTCCCTCAAGTGTGGGGCCTGTTCGGTTATTCTGGCCCACAACCACCCCAGCGGAAACATGAGGCCAAGTGAGGCAGACGTACGGATTACAAGAAAAATCAATGAAGCCTGCAAGGTGATGGATATTTCACTTCTGGATCATGTTATCATAGGCACGGAAGCAGAGTATTTTAGCTTTGCTGATGAAGGTTTATTATAAGGTTAATAAAAAAGTTGTTAAAAGTATTGCGTGTTAAGCAATACTTTTTATATTTGTGGCTAAGAGCTTGTGCTTTTAGCCACAGTGCATTATGTTCTATACGGTTTAAGGTTTGTGTAGAGCCTGTTGGTGCAAGCTAACAGGCTCATTTTTTTTAATCTAAAACGTAAATACAAATGAAGAAAGTGCTTCAAAAATTAAAACCCAAGGCGGTGTCTCTGGGGTTTAGCAAAGAAGAACTGGAGGTCGTGGCTAAACAAGTAGAGGCTACATTACCAGAAGATGCAACAGAAGAACAGATTGACGCAGCAGTTGACGCGGCAATTCCGTTTCTGAAAGTTTCCCAAACGGCGGTCAATCGAATTGTGAACGCCAAGAAAGAAGAAAAAGCACCCGCAGGGTCTGATCCAGAACCAGAAAAAGGGGGCGACAATCCAAAGAAAAAAGACGACGATGAACCTGGTTGGTTTAAAGCTTACCGAGAACAACAGGAGGAAAGGCTTAACAGAATCGAACAGGGAAACGTGAGTAAAACAAGGCGCACGTTATTTGAGGAGAAGATTAAAGACCTTCCCGAAAAACATAAAGCGTCGATGTTGAAAGATTTTGATAGGATTGGATTTAAAGATGATGATGATTTTGATTCCTATTTATCGGAAAAAGAAACAGACATCAACGATCTCAATCAGGAGCTTGCAAATGCAGGATTGTCAAAAATGAAAAGACCGGGGGCTGGTGGTGATTCAAAAACAGAGATTGACGAATTCGCTGAGAAGATGAAGGAAATCAACGAAAAAAAGGAAACTTAAATTTTAAATAAAAATGGATTATAAAGAAACTGCTCAAAGCGGGAATAGCTACTCTCATATGTGGGACGTGGCTACTGCCCGGATTTTTGACGGTGGTTTTTTATTCGATTTGACAACTGTTCCGACCGGAACTCTTGCGCTTCCGAAAGGGGCGTTTTTGAAAGTTGACCAGACTGAACGGAAAGCCACTCTGATCAAAACAGCCGTTTTGCATGAAGCAATTACGGACGCTTCCACAGCAATTAAGATCGAAAAAGGTTCTTTGTTGCTTGCCACTGATGTTGTTGGGATAAGTGATGTTGCCGTTACAGTCGGTACTATCGACGATTCTGATGAAGATTATGACTCTTTCACTATTGTCGCTGATACATTTGGCGTACTCGATGAAGGAACTATTTTACAGACTTACGACGCTGCAGGAGCTTCCGGCAAAGTTGCCGTGAATCCGGACGGGATTAACCCGTTTGAAGTTAAGCTCGATGCACAGCCAACTTGTTCTGTTATGTACGGTGTTGACGGTATTGTTACTGCAAGGCTTCCGCAGGCGGTTACTGCTGCAATTAAAACAGCACTCAAATTTTGCCAATTCTTAAGTTAATAAGCCATGTCAGAAAAAACAATACTTGAAATTATTCAGGACCCGCGAGCTTTTGATGCTTTCGTTAACGAAAACATGAAAAATTCTACCTATCAGATAGGTTGGGATCGCGAAATGGATGTGGAATATGAAGCATCTAAAAATTGGGCCGCTGCAACTGCTGATTATGCCGCAGCTATGCTTGGTACAGTGATTGACAAAAACGCTGACCGTCCAAAACGTGATATGCCTTCAATCGGAGAATTGTCCGGTACAATGGCAAGGATCGGGGATGAATGGCAGATGGACAATGAGCGCCTTGAGAAATATTACTACATGGAAAACCGTTTCCGTGACCGTGCCCCTAATTTGTCGGACGAGCAAAAAGCTGCTCAGTACGCAAAAATTGTGAGGTACTTATTTAATCCCTTTGAATTGGCCGCAATTGCACCACATCGCAGGGTTTGGGCGCAATACCTTGAAGGCTTGTCTGATGGTCAGGTAACTTTGACAAAAACAAATAACGCCGGTGGTGTTGTTTGGTCTGCTGCTATCGCTACCGGGATTACGAAAAAAGACCTTCGTTCAACTGATGTTGTTTGGTCAACTGCTACTCTGTCAACCATGGACGTTTTGTCCGTACTTCAATATGCAGAAGATATCGCAGATGCAGCCGGAAGAACGATTATCAAACATCGTGTCAGCAAAGCAACCGCTGCTTTGATTACTCAGTGTACTCAGTTTAAAAACCTGATTGGGCTTAACACCAATAAGCTGAAAACTGCCACAACTCCGGCAATCAGTTTGCCCCTGGTGAATGAGTATTTATCTTTAGTTGGGCTGGCCCCGATTGAGGTAATGAACGAAAAAGGCGTGTTGAATACCGGCACTTCTGTTTCACTTTTCAAAGATGGTCGTTTGGTTTCTCAGGCTGCTGAAAAAGTTGCTGTCCTGAAAGTATCCGATCCTCTGGAAACAGTGGACCCGGTTCCGAATAAAGTTTACACTTCATACAACGACAATCTGGTTTCTCAGTGGAGGAACGAAAGAGGCCGTTATGTAGCTTACGAAATGTTTGCTTTCCCGGCTTTTGTTGGAAAGAATGACGTGTTTATTCTGGACGTAACAGCAAAAGAAGATTAATCATGACTTATCTGCAAGCCATAAAATCTGAGCTTCATGCTTTCCCTATTCCTTCGGCAGCAATAGAGGTAAAATGTTTGAAACACTCGATAATCCCTACTGATGAATATGTTCCGGTAAACGAAGTATTATTGGTGGAGATTGAGTTGTTATCAGAAATTGCACCCCAAAGCGGCATATCAGAAGGAGGCGTAAATAAATCATACGACCCGAAAGCAGTTGAACGGTTAATAAAAAGGCTTTGCAATGAGGCAGGAATAGATGCTGGTGATTATTTGCAAACTGATTCTGTTAAATTTCTTGAGGACTGGTCATGAAAGGAAGTATTTCTGCTAAAATAAAAACAGGGGGAGGATTAGATGAAAATGGTAATCCAATCCCTGTTACCTATACATGGGGACCCGCAATTGAGTGCAAGTATCGCGCAAACGAACTGAGCAACAAGGGCCGCTATGTTGACGGAATGTTTCAGCAAGCATCTTACGTGATCACAATCGAGGATATGGATTTTAACGCAGACGTTGTTAAGCTGTTCAACAGTAAAGACAATGAAGTTTGCGTGAAAGAAGTAATCAGCTTGGAAGTTCTTGAAGATATTCAACGGGTTAAAGTCATGGTCTGATGATAAAAAGATTGTCGCCAAAAGAAAATGTAAACGAAGCGATTGAAAAGAAAATCCTTTTGGCGAAACAGTCAATGCAAAGAACATTTATGCGAGTCGGCGAGGAGTGCATCAATTATGCACGAATTCACGGCAGTTACATAGATCAGACAGGAAACTTGAGAAGTTCAATTGGATATGCAGTATTGGATGATGGTCGGGAAATCTCAGTAAAAGGATTTGAACAGGTCAAAGAAGGGGCGAAAGGTGTAAGGTCTGGAAAGCAATTTTTAAAAGAAATTATGTCCAGGCACAGAAACGGAATAGTCCTTATAGTTGTCGCCGGAATGGATTACGCCGCAGAGGTTGAATCAAGAGGGCGCGACGTAATAGCCGGTTCGCAATTATACGGGGAAAATTTGGCTCCGAAACTTTTAAGGCAATTAGGGTTCAAAATAAAATGAGAAAGATAGCAGAAGATATAGAAGAAGATGTTTTCAATTTAGTTAAAGCTGATGCGATAGCTGATTTGATAACTGGCAATGTTTACAAAAATGGAACAAGGCCGTTCAACTCTGTATTGGAAGATATCGTTGTGACCTTTTTAGCCGGTGTGGATGGACAGAAACAGAGAGGTATTTTAAATATCAATGCTTATGTTTCAAACATCGACAACGGGAATGAAGTTTTTGTGAAAGACATTCTCAGGTGCAAAACAATAGGAACAGCATTGAACAGCTTCAAGGAATCGGTAATGTCCTCAAGGATTATTCTTAATCCTACCGGGTACAGGTTCCTTTCTGATGAAAGTATTATCCAGACATTCGAAGAGGATGAAATAAATCAGCATTATGTGAATTTGAGATTAAAGTTTGAATTTTTATCAATTTAAAAAAAATAAAATTATGGCAACAGCGTGGGGAGAAATTGTAATGAACGTAGCGGAGACCGGAGCCGGTGATGCTATGGGTACTTCGCTTGTATCTCTTGGATTCATTCAGGAAGATACGCTTGAAATAACCACCGAGGAAGGAGAACGGATTCAGTTGTTTGCTACTGGTCACGTACTGGTAGATCAACTCCAACTGGAAGATACCTTAACGGTGAATTGTTCGCTTATCGGGATCGCAAAAGCAACTCAGTTCTGGGATTTGGACGGAACAAGCAAGGTTCAATCATTGGTTAATTCCACTGACTGGTCTGTTGAGTTTACTTCTAAGGTTGTCGGTTCTGATACCTTCGAGGCTCCAAAATGCCGGATTAAGGCAACGCCTCAGTTTTCCGAAAAAGAAGGCTGGACAGTTGATTTAACGATCACTGCATTGATGGGAGAGGCCGGTTATCTGTTTGAATTTGGAACGGTACCAGAATAATATGACTACTGAAAAGAAAGTTTCAAAAGTCATTTTGCAGGAGAAAAAGGTAGTTAAAATCGGGGGCGTAAATTATGAGATATCGCCTCCGTCTGCTGCAGTTTGGATAAAAGCGTCTGAAATTTCTTCTGAGGTTCCGGTTCGTGAATTTGACGAGGAAAATATACTCGGTGAGATATTCAACAACGCTAAGGACTACAAGGCAGTTTGCCGAATAGTTGCTTATATGATTTTAGGAGTTGACAATCCAAACAAAGGGTTATCAATACTCAGGAAAAAATCAGAAGTTGAGAAGTTGGCTGAAAAATTAACTTTGGCCCCACCGTCAGATGTAAAAAATGCCTTGAGTATTTTATTCACACACCACGAAGCAGGTTTTTTTTTCGCCAATATCACTTTCCTGTCAGAGATTCGAATGACGAAACAGACCAAGACAACCGAAACGATAGCATCTGGGCCACAATAGGAATGTTCGTAAAAAACTATCAGGGGATAACCTTTGATTATGCACTTTACGAAATGAGCTATGAAAACCTAATCATGTACAATGCTATCCTGCCTTCATATAAAAGTCCTGATAAAAAAGGAAAAAAAGAAAAAGAAAAGCCAGGCAAAAAGGTTGGAAGTTTTCAGGGATTTATTTCTCACTTGAAAAAAATGAAGGGCGATGAACAATAAAGAATGGTACGGGATAGGGCTTGATACAAGTGATTTTAAGAAACAAGCAAGACAGGTAAAAACTGAATTCTCTAAAATAGGCGATACCGCCTACAATGAAGGAACGAAAGTTGACCGTTCTTTTCAGATGATCGGAAAAGCAGCTTTAGCATATCTAAGCGCAAGGCAGTTTTCGATTTACGTTAAGGAACTCATAAACGTTCGCGGAGAAGTACAGCAGCTTGAGATCGCTTTTGAAACGATGCTCGGCAGCAAGGAAAAATCCGAAAGGCTCCTTTCGCAATTAGTCACCAGCGCAGCAAAAACACCCTTTGATTTAATAGGAATAGCTCAGGGAGCAAAACAACTACTTGCTTATGGAGAAGCAGCAGAAACAGCAAACGAAACGCTGAATATGCTTGGAAATATTGCGTCCGGGCTTTCTATTCCTTTGGGAGACCTTGTTTATTTGTACGGGACCACCATGACGCAGGGCCAGTTATACACAATGGATTTACGCCAGTTTATGGGGCGTGGTATTCCTTTGGCCGAAGAACTGGCTAAACAGTTTGGAGTGGCAACAGATAAGGTTGGCGAGATGGTAACAGCAGGGCAAGTTGGTTTTCCTCATATGCAAAAAGCATTGCAGTCAATGACCAGCGAAGGAGGAAAGTTTTTCAACTTAATGGAAAAACAATCAGCAAGTATTGTTGGGTTACAGTCTAATTTGGGCGATGCAATCGACATGGCCGCAAATGATTTAGGAAAAAAGATTGAACCAGCCGTTGAATCGCTTTTAAGAGGAGCTATCAATATTGCCGAAAATTACGAAGAAATAGGCAGAACTATTATTGAGCTTGTAGCTGTTTATGGAACCTATCGGGCTGCTCTGATTATAGTAACAGCGGTAAACAGATTACACATGATGGTGCTCAGGCAGGCCGTTCTTGAGAAAAAACTGGCAGCAGCAGCATCAATAACCCTTGGAAATGCAGAAGCAATCGCAGCAGCGAGAACAAAAATCCTGACCATTGCACAAGTAAGGTTAAAAAATGCACTGAAATCAACCGCAGCGTGGGCTGCGGCAAATCCTTATGTATTACTGGCCGCTGCAATTGCCGGGGCCGCTTATGCGACTTACAGAATAGTCACAGCCGAAAACGCAGCCGAAAAAGCACAAAGGAAATATAGAGAGGAGCTTGAAAAAACCAAAGAAGCAAAAGAAAATCTGATCTCAAGAACAGACGATCTTATTTCAGCTATTGACGACGAAACAAATACAATTTATACTCAGCTAAAAGCATACAAAGAGTTGCAGAAACAATTCCCGGCCCTGTTTAAGGACATGGAATTGACGGAATTCAAGGCAATGCCAAAGCAGGATCGGAAAATCAAAATCAATACTGAAATCGACAACAACGAACTGAAAAATTTTGAAAAGGAATATCGGGATACTCTGGATCGGATCAGTAAGCTGGAAAGAGATTACGATTTGGTCTGGAAAAACCCACATCAAGATGGATACTGGATTCAGCAATTAAACAGAAAAATAACAGGCGAAAAAGAGCTTTTAAAATTACAAGAGGAACAGATTAAAAATGAGAAAGAGTTAAGAAAAGAAGCAGATTTTGAAGCAAAACCGGATTCAGAAAAACTCTCACATTATAACGCTGAATTAGAATCCCTGAAAAAGCAACGGGCCGAAATTGAAGAAATGCTACTTAAAGCAGAGGATTTAACCGGAGAGTGGGCGAATTTTGGTGTTCAGTCAATCTTAAATGTAAGAGAACTGGAAGAAATCAATAAAAAGATTGATGAAACTACTGGTAAAATCGGAGGATTGACCGGCGAAAAACAAGAGGTTCAGAACAAATCATATTGGGAACAGCAAAAGAAAGATGCAGAAGCTTCGCTCGATGCTATGGCTGAATCCCAGAAAGGGACAAAAGAGTGGAATGATACGCTTGAAAAATATTATAAGGCACAAGACAAGCTGAAAGTTTGGGATTACAGCGACAACTTTAAAGAGCAAGCCGAAGAACAGGAAAAAGCACGAAAAGAACAATTGGAGGCCGAAGAAGAATTTAGCAATAAAGTTTTAAGTCTTGAAAGGGAGCTTCAATCTTCTATAACTTCAACACTGGAAGAAGGGGCCGAAAAAAGAAAACAAGAAGCTGAACACGAATACCAACAAGAGCTTGACCGGATATCCGAACAGCAACGGGCTTATTTGGAGGCATGGAACGCTTCACAGGGATTTGAGCCGGGGGATATTGGATTTATTACTGAATTACCGGACGAAGAAATAGAACGATTTACTCAGTTAAGAATAAAT